TCTCCTCCTTTGTCAAGGGCGTTAGAAGTTGAGCCCATCATACATTTTCCTACTATTCTACTACCTAATCTTAAACAGGTTTTTGTAACTCTCCAGTTGTTTAATATGTTATCTGGTCTCTCCCATTTTCCACTTTCATCATGAACTAATAACGCTAGTTTTTCCCCATCATAACTATTATCCCCTGTGTTTTTCCAATCTATAGTCGTGTCTAATCCTTTAATATCTTCGAGCTGTTCGTTCGCTGTAATCTTCTTTCTCGTAAACTTACTAGCGGGAACACGATAAGCAAGCTCGGATTTTGGACGATCCATTCCATCTTGTATAGGTTTAAAAAAGAACGGATAGTTAATCGATATAGGAACAACCTTGTCTGTAAACATTTTTTTCGCATCTGCACCTGATTTTGATAGTATACCATATCTACTATCACTTGATATAGTAGCTAAATTAACTGTTTCCGCACTTGACATAAAAGAAAATCCAGATCTACGGTTCTTAAGATAGCACATTCCGTAACATCTTTTGTCTGCCTTACAAGCTTCCCAGAATATAAAGAATAATCTATTTGCTTCTCTAAAGTCTGGAGCCCCAACATCAATCTTGCTCCATTGTAAATACATATAGTGCGTACCAGTTATCCAGGTTGGCTTACCATTATTCATAAACCAGAAACCCTCCTCTCGTCGTTTAAATTCTTCGTCTATATAATCGTACCATTTTTCTTTGTTGTTTTCCGGATAACCCCTCCAATCGAATATGTTTTTGATCCTTTGGAGTTCTTTAGGATATTCCTGCTTAACCCACTTATTCTTTGGATGCGTATATACTTCTTTAGGTGGTTTCGGTAGCGCTAT